AATTCCACTGCTGGTTTGTTGCTCTTCAAAACTCATATCAGATACCAGTACATGGTTTCTAATTGGGCGTAATTTACCTTTTACAATGTTCATTTATTCTTCTTTCACTGCATTAGGATTTTTAACGTAATATTCAGCCATAATGTCTTCACGTTTACGTATGATTTTTCCTCCTGGCCCGAGTTCGTCACCACGTGCGTTTACCCTGGCATTTCCTACTGCAAGAGTCATTTCATTACGCATACGTAATTTATCAAGGTCTAATTCAACACCTTGCATTGTTCTATAGATTTTTTTTGCTGGCGGTTTCATTGGCATAATTATGCTCCTATAATAATTGTACTTATCTCAAAAATTCTCGCCAGTCTAATTTATATTTTATTGGGTCAATTTTGTGTACACCTAATAAAAAAAGCACGTAACTGGCCACACTTGATCCTCTGCCTACGCCCCAAACTATATTGTTTTTACGGCAGGTATCTACAAAATACTTCAACCAACGTAGTAGATCTAGCATATTTCTACTGCGAAATTCTTGTAGCTCATCTATCATGCGCTGATAGTCTTGTTTTGGACAAATACATACTAAGTGGCCTTCGATGTCCATGTTCTTATATTCATCGGGCAAATACCAAGCATGTAAATCTAAATTTTCTTTATTAAAATTTATACCAGAATGTTGCGAAAACAATTCTATTTCTTTTTCGTTTTCTATGAAAACATTTGGCAATAGCCGCGAATGGCCATTGTATATTAGATTAAATATATCTTGATTATCAAATACCGTTTGAAAATTCTCGTTGATTTTCATTCAGCTATTTTAATTTACATTAATTAAATTGTCAAGATCTTTATTTCGTTTTTGATATAATTGGTTGAGTTGTTTTGCTCGTCTTGACTGGAGTTCAGTTTTGTACATATCCATGAACAAAATGATTTGTCGTTGCACACCGGGGTTGTGCGTTGTCCAATATTTTTTACTGAGGTCTTGAATACGCTCTTCAACCTCGTTGTCTTTTAGTTGACTGAAATCTTCGGCTAATGGATGCATTATGCTGTGAATTCTGCTATTTGTGTAATATACACAATATTTCCACCGTCAGCGGTCCAAGCTTCTATAACTTTCGTTTCTAAACCTGTGCTGATAGTAAATGTGCCGCCCATGGCCACGCTTTTCTTAACTATGCCGCCGCCTTCTGTAGATAAAGTGATAGTGCAGCCAGTGGCACCAGCGGCAGTTGCATCTGCGGTAATAGAAACTCTAACTTTGGCATAATTACCGGACGCTGGCCAGTTACGAAAAGTCAATGAATTGGTTGTGAGATTGGTAAATTGCACACGTTGATATTGACCATCTTCTACATCAACTGACACAGGTTGAGAGCCGCTATTGCCTATATTTTTGTAAGTGCCATAAAACTGATATGTCCTAGCGTTATACAGGATATTGCCGTTAAAATTATTAGTGGCGTTTAATTTCGCTGTGTTTGTTTCTAACGCGGTGATTTCTGATCCAGCCTGCTGCAAACCAATTTTAATATTATTAAAATTGTCCCTAAATCCTTGACTATTATTGTCCTGGCCAGCTACCGGATAAGTTGAATCAATGTTTGATGTAATTATTGCACTCATGTTATTACTGTCCTGTCATTTTTAAATGCTAGATATTTATCGCTGCCCGAGCCCACAACTGAATCTATTATGTACCGATCTATATCATAATTTAGTTGATTAAACTTGAACCCATTATTTTTTATATTCAATAATATAGTGGCACTTTGTCCCGGCAACGTGTAACACAACGGTACTGCTTTGATAAATCCTAATTCTCTTTTTTGCCCTGCTTGTATGCTTCGCATAAAAAGCGGCAGATATTCACGTTCTGTAATGCCCGTCTGTTTAAGTCTATATTGCCAATTTGTCACAGAATTTACAAACCTTACAGCTTGTCCAATATCTCCTGGAAAATAACTTTGATCGTCTGCACTTACCTGATCTAAAGGTCTAAATTGCCAAGGAGCGTCTTCGTTCAATACAGACGAATCTCTTGACCAAAGCACATTTCTATTATCCAAAGTTACAGGTATGTTGTCCGAATCCATTACTACCGACAATGCAGCACTGCCATTTGTATTTTCTAAAGTGTCTATCATTTCTATATAGATCACTTCATATACAATTCGGTTGGTACCTGGTGTTTTGGCTACTGCACTTTTAACTTCTCCGAAACGAAATTTTTTCTTTTTGTGATTCCTACCCATTGCTGCTATGTATGCTGCGGCTGCCTTAGTTTCTATACCACCATATATTAACATACTTAGATTTTTTTGAATACCGAAATTAGGATCGCCTAATCTGTAAATTAAGTTAGGCGTAAAAATAGTGGTGTCGTTGATAAATCCTGCAAATATAGATCTTTCTGCTTTAGATAAAAAGGGTCTAACAGAAATGTTGCTATACAATCTGTCCTCTGGCGTGGCAATCTTTAAAGTAAATGTTTTGTCCAATTGACTGAATAAAAACTGATCTCTCGCCCTGATAGTAAATTCGTATTCTGTGTCAAAACTAGTATCACCACCATCAAAGATTAAACTATTATTATCAAAAGTTATAATACCTGGATTTCCTGCAGACCCGAATTGATTTACTTTTCCTATCAACTGTCCGTCTAGTGTCAGAGTCAGTCCGGGCGGCAATGACCCGGATAATAATTGATAAATTACAATAGCATTTGGTACAGTGGTAGTGGCTTGGACGGCCAGTGTCGAAATGATATTTGCATTTATTGTACCGAGGTCAGCATCTGTGTTAAATTTTATCGTGCTATCTACTTCGCCCAAAATATCTACTGTGAATATTCTACGAGCATCAGCTGATTCATTATTAGCGAAAAGTCTTGTTGCCTTGACAGTAAATTTATAACTTATTGTGACCGCAGGTTGATACGGAACGTTTCCAAACACTTCGCCTGTGCTAGCATCAAAGGCCATACCTGGAGGTAAACTGCTATTGGTGCCTATTAATATCTGCGTGTTATTGGGCACTGTGATATTTAGACTAGGTGAAATTCCCAGTCTATATACACCTGAACTGATATTGCTTACAGTTGTAATTGTATATACCTGGCCTGTGGCCGTAGACAAAGTATCAGATAACCTAAAACGAAGGCCAGTGGTGGGCACAGATGTAGCTTCCTTAATCCTTAAAAAATTACTGCCGTTTATATTCTCATCGCCGGTAACCTTTATGGCCCTGGAAAGAATCTCGGGGTTAACAGCTTCTAATGAATAAATTGCCTGCGGGATACCTGGTATGTCATCATAGGTATCTAATATATAAGTTTGGTAATTGTTTGCTCTGCGTAGTCCTAGATAATTTGGTGTGGTCCAAATTGGTGTTCTTGCAAATGTATTGTCTGCGGTAAAAACTCCGCTGCCAGATTGCAGCAAGGCATTGTCTACCCTTAAAAAGTCGTCACCAACGACGTAGATTCTAAACTGTCGTTTTGCCACGGAATCCCCGTCAGTGACACTGACAATAAATTCATAATTTCGATTTAGTTTTCGCGGAATGGTAGTAGGACTACTAAAATCAAAAAATATTGCGTCATAGACATAACTATCGTAACCGTTAGTGGGCCTTTGCCCGAAATCATAGGCTACCTGATCATAGAGTCCGGTATCAAATGTTCCAGTACCATCACTGGTTTTTATAACTAATAATGGTTGAATAAAACCTGTGATACGTCCAGTTTTTGTTAATATTAACCCAGGTGGCAATTGTCCGTCACCACTGCTAATAAAATAATTTAATCTTTGACCGGCGGTAGTGTCAAAATCTGTTGCTTCTAATTGGAAATCAACAAAACTATTATCTATGATAAAGAATGCATTATTTTGTCCTACAGGCAAAAGTCCTTGATTAGTCTGCCATGTTGGTGCATCCTGGCCGGTGATTGTCATTTTGTAAGTGCGATCAGCGAATAGATTACCTAACTTAGCTCTGATACAAAATTTAAATTCAGTTTCCCTAGCTACTTCAAATGGTGTTCCTTTTATTCTATCTGATTCTATACGAAGGCCTGGAGGTAAAGTGCCAGAGATTACGGTGAAGCTTAAGGTGGTGCTGTCATCGAAACCGTCTTCGTAGGTTATCGGCAGTTGGAAATCTAAAGGTGTACGTTCGGCTATCGTGCCGAAACTGTAATTGCTCTCCTCAGTCCAAATTTCTAAAGGCATTAAACAGTCCTTCTGATTCTAGTTCGAGGCCACACCGCGCCGCTAGTTGGTCTAGTCTTGAAATTAATTTTAGGAAATATATTTCCGGTTGTCTGTCTTTCTTTATAGTAAAACAAAAACTTATTTGGCGCACCCTGCAAA